CGTTGCCGTGCGGACTTGGTGAACAGGTTTCTGCAAGATTTGGTGAGTCGTACGCACATATCGGTTGACGATGTTTTGGTGGTAATAAAGTTCGTGAACGTGGCCCTGCCAAGTGCAGTCGTAGCCTTCAATGCTTGCAAGGATGCGTTGGTCTTGGATGACTCCCTTCGTTACGGGTCCACCGCCCCCGGAGCCGTGATAGTAGTGCATAATGAAATTGCAGCGATGGTCCGGGTCGTAAATCATTTTGAAGTCTAAGACCCCGCCATAGCCCCCGACTTGAATGTCGGTCTTGCAGGTGTGGTTGAGGATGGTTGCGAAGCGAAGGAGTATGTCCGTTTCTTGGTGTTGGATGATGGAGGTTTCGTGGTTGCCGTAGCCAAGGACCAGCAGGAGGTCCGCATAGGGCCGGAACCATTCGACGGCCGTGTCAACGATGGAGTCAAGGTATCGCCCGTTGTTGTGTTCGGGTCGGATGTCGTCCTTGCTCCTGCGAGGGTCGCCCTTGCCTTGCATCAAACAAAAAAAGTCCCCATTTACGAGGACTTTCGCACCCCTGCGTCTTGCTTCTTCGAGGTGGTTGGTAAGCAATGCCCTGTCGCACTTGGGGTTATCCCAGTGCAGGTCGGAGAGCAGAAGAAATTCTTGGGTTCGTCCGCACTCGATGGCGTGGACGTTTTTGGAATGCTTGGTTACTTTCATACGAGGCTTTTCAGTTTGGCATTCTCGGCTTGGAGTAGATGGATGGTATGTTCCATTTCCTCAAGTCGTTGACGCAAACTTACAACCTCATTGCGGAGTTGTGTTAATTCCTTGTTTTGGGACTCGCTGGTAGCCTGCCACATAGCGAGGACCGCTTGGGCCTGCCTGACTTGCAGGGAGTCCGATTCGACACGGCCCTTGGTGAACCAAGCGACCGCTCCACCGACGATTGCTGCAACGCTCCCGACGATGGTGGTTTCGATTAGATTCATTACTTGTTCGGCTCGACCTTTGTTTTATCCAAGGCCATCCAACCAACTGATAATAGGGTCAATACGGAACCGATAATTTCGGTCAAGGTGGCTGCATCGATGATGCCTTTGGCGACGAGTGTACCACCGATGAAGGTTAACAGGTGGCGAAGTAGTGCGATGACTGCTGATTTCATAAAAGGGAGTTTTGGGGTTTCGGGTGTTTCGGGGTTGCGTTTGCGAAAGAGTTTCATAAAGTTTTGTGTTGGTGGTAGTCCTCGGTGTATTGTTCCTCCCAACCTGCAAAGGCGTGGACTCCGCAGGGTTCGGGCCAAGTTTCGTACTGGGCAGCATCTTCGGGTGCGTCGCCCTCCCAAAGGATGTCGTAGGCGATGAACTTGTCCAAGACCCCAAGAGCCACCGCAGCGGTCGTGCCTGTGCATAGAGCCAGCACCTTGTCAGCGTCGGCCTGCTTGGGGAATGCGTACTTGCGGAAGGTAGCCATTGTTAGGTCGTAAGGGCTGCGAGTTCGGGGTCGGTTAGACGGGTTGAGTAGAGGGCAACGGTACGGATGCGGTCGTTTAGGAAATTTGATGTTCCAAGTTGGCTACCAATATCAACCCTATTACAAGCAGGTATATTGCCTGCTGCATTACCTGTTAAAACCTGTAAGCCATTTACATATAATGCGTAGTCAGTGCTTTTGTATACGGCTGCAATTTTAAAAATCCCATTTGAATAAACATTTGTTGGACTAAATGCATTGAGAATTAAAGTTCCTGCCAACCGAACGGCAAACTGCAAATCTCCTGCATTTGTTGCTGAAGATGTTACTCTTATTTCATTTTGAGTAGTTCCATCGGATAAAAGAAAAAGCCTTTTTCCGCTTGATGTATTCCTCAAATCCACCTCCGCATAAATCGTCCCCTCGGTCTGCCCGATGCATCCGCTGACTGCGCCTGATAGGTTTATCACGTCTGCGTTGCGGGTTATCGGTGCGGTTGTTGTGGGGATGTAGGAGGTGGGGACGGAGCCTGCCTCCATCTGCGCTCCCCAAGTGTAGGCGGTTAAGTTGAGTGCGCCTGATACGGGCCAAGTAACGTCGCTATCTCCCTCTGCAAAAAAAAACGAAACAGTCCCCGATAAGTCGCCCGATGCAATAGTGTAAGGTGCTGATACGCAACGATACCAGCCATTGCCGTAATTTTCAATGGAAGACCCCGATGTTAAAGCCGTACCACTTGCAAGGTTGAAATAAGATGTTGCAGTTCCACTTGCCCCTGTAAATAAATCGAATCGAATAGCACAAAAATTCAAAGGATTGGTCGTTCCTGCTTTGACGAATAAACTGAACCGATAAGTTCCTGAAGCACTAACACCAATCCCCGATGACGTATATCGACTGCTTTGATTGGAAGCAGTACCCCCAACGTATTTGTTTATTGAACCGCTTGCTCCATCGGGTGCAAGGAAATCCGTGCTGCCCGTTGTTAAAACAACACCGCCTGACACGGTTGGAGTGTCAAACTGATTCATCAAATTGACATTTGGTGCAAAGTTGGTCGCAGCAGGCTCCACCAACAAAGCAGGGCAGCCAGCCGTTCCACCGCTGGTATAGTAATCCAAGCGAGGCACACCCGAAGCCACCGACTCAATCAAGCCAGCCGAATTGAATCGGGTCGCAGTCGTAGCACGGGTAACATTGAAGTCCCCCGATGAACCAAGGACCACCCCAGCCGAAGTCGTAGCGATTTGAGTGTAGAGTTTCCCCGTCTTGAATCGGGCAGGGACGATAAGGAGTGATGGGCTTGCAGGCATTGCTAAGCGTTTAAAAGATTATACATTCGGACTTCAAGGCAGTTGATAAAGCGAACCTCCGCAGCGGTAGCCGAGTCGGTGTTCGCCCGTTGCATAAACGGCAGCCAAGAGTTAGAGTAAAAGACGAAGAAAGCGTAGGATTGGAAGGAGTTAAGGAATCGGGTTTGGAGGCATCCATTGACCGCAGCCTCCGCAGGCAAAGCCCCGTCAGCGTCTGCACGTTGGTTATACGCAAGCCAAAACGGATTGCCACCGCCAAGCAGTTGGTTTGTTGGATAGCCGTAGCCGTAGCCTATCAGCATTGCTTACAGGAATGTAAAACCGATGACCGAACCGACCGAAGGAGTAACCGCAGTAATCTTACCTCCATTGCGACCTGAAATCACGATGCCAGCGGAAAGGGACTTGCCACTAAAGTTGTAAGCGGTTAGTAGGTTCTCGCTTCCAGTTCCAGTAAGGGTTGTGAATGTGGCTGCGGTATTGACCACCAAAAAGTCGTAGTTCTTCCCGGTAACGGTTCCATCAATGAACTCCTGTGTACCGCCCTGACCGAGCATTTGTTGCAATATGGGTGTAGGCATTTTTTAGCGTTTAATTGTAAATGTCTTTTAGGTTGGAATTTCACAAACTGAATGACCGTAGGGGATTTCAAAAGTCATCGTCGCCTGCCATCCTGCCGTGCGGTCATCCCGGCTCTCTACGAAGCGTGTAAGCGATACGCTGGATGAGAGGGTCCAGTCCTCGTTCGGGTCGTTTGTGAGGGTTGATATGAAGTCCTGTGCTACCTGCAGTTGGTCGCTTAGGACCTCGTCCTCGTTGTCCTGCCAACCCAGCGTAGGGCTGCCCGAAACCACTCCGCCCATCGGCTTAATGGACTCAACTCTATCACTAAAATATACCCCAACCACCAAGTCCAAAGTACCAGCGTCAGTACTTGCAGACTGAACGTCCGCAAAAACGAGCGGATAGACGATGCGCTCACGGCTTGGGGTTCGAAGATTTATCGTGTTGTCCGTGCCGATTGCAAGCGGGTCGCCCGTCCCGAAGGAGTTGACCTGTGGATGAGCATTTGCAAGGTCCAGCAGGGCCTGCTTGATTTTTATCCAAGACATAGTTTTGCAGTTTCAGTATGTTTTTTTTATGCGCTCCCATCGTTAGCAGTCATTACACGCCCCGAATTGTCCGTAGGGATAGGGGTAATCCAGGTTGCTGATTCCCATCCTCCTGTTGCGGTCCAAGACCATCCCTGTTCGGTAGTTGGTTGCGTTCGGGTAGATGGTATCCAAAGCAGACGGAGGTGAGTTCCACAATGGGTATGAATTGCGGTTCTCCATGAGATAGCGGGTGATGCGTTCGGAATACCACTCGGCATCGTTCTTCACTTTGTCGGTCAGCCGGGTAATCTCCTCCATGCTCATTTGGGAGGATTCCTCGCTCGTTCTACGGACCATCCCCTTGTTCATGTATTTAAAGGCCAACACCATGGGCAACTCGTAGTAAAGCCATTGAATCATTGCGGGTTGGATGTAGTCCTCCAGCAGCGTTTGGTTGAGTGCAGACGTTGAACCGCTGACCACTTGGCTGACGAGTTCCCCGTAGAGCGCAGAACCAACGATGGGCTGAATCCGCATCTCTTGGACCTTGACAACCGTTGGGCGTATCTGCGTATATGATACGTTCTCGTTGATGATGCTATTGTCGAGCAGCGTTTCTTCGCTTATGAATAGTGCCTTCATGCCTTTGAAATTTTGTTGCCTTTGCGGATGACCAACTGCTGCTCCCATACGTGGCGACATTGGGGCCTGTTCACTCCGCTGGGCGTGTGATACCAACCGCCTCTGCGATTCCATACGGAGTAGCCCATGATTGCAGAAATCCCGTCGATGTCCTCCCTCGTGTAAACCTTGCCTTGACCTGCCAAGTCCAGCATGACCTTGCAGAACTCACGGCTGGAGCCTTTGTCCTTGTTGCTGAAACCCGTGGCCCATGCGTACTTGTAGCGGACCTCCAAGACCGGCTCGGTTGCCTTCTTGCTCTCTGCGAGGTTTTCCTTGGCGATGTTGTCCACCGCCCGTGCAACAGGATAGCGGTCCTTGGTGATTAGGTAGGCGACACGCTTGGCGACCTTTGCCTTGCTCACTCCGAACTCCTTTGCCATTTCTTCAACCGATGCGTCCCGGTTCTTCTTGCGATACGCTTCAATCTTCTTGTCCAATTCTTTTTCTTCCTCTCCCAGTTCGGCAAAGGCCAAGCGGATGTTTTCGTCGATGTTGGTGTCGAACCGCATCGGCTTCGAGTGCATGACATGGTAATCGTCTGCATGGCAGCCGAACTTGCTTGCAACGACCTCCAAGACCTTGAACTCTTCATCGCCCCAGCCATAGTCCTCGTCATCCTCTTCGCCCCAAGTCGGTTCGCTGAACTCTTGGGACTGAACGCCCAGCATCGTGTCAATTTCTTGGGATGACAAACCGAAGCCCGCTGATAGCATAGTCCGAGCCATCTCCAGCGTGATTTTGTCCTGCATATACTGCCTGACAATACGCATCAGGTTTTGGTACTCCCTGCCCGATAGTTTCTTGATGTTGTCGTTCGATGCCAAGCCTTGCGGTGCAGTAGGTTCAGGGCTGACCTCTACGGCTGCAGTTGCTCCTGCAAGGCCCGAACCCTCTGCCTTTGCAGGCAAGGACACCAAGGCCCTAATTTCGTTTGCTGACATAGATTCCAAGACCTTGTTGGCAACCAACGGAGAGAGCGAATTGATAGCCGTGATAACGTCTTGAACGCTTGATTCGGTCTTGATTTCAATCGGTGGCAATCCTGCTTTCTCACGCAGTTCTGCTGGGGTCATGGCTTGAAGGAGAGCCTGTTCGCTCAACTGCTCCGTGATGGGGTTGGTAGGAATCAACTCCATGCCTTCCACACCGTTGAAAGACCCCAAGTAGTTTATCATTCTTTCGACCTTCTGCACCCGGTCGTTGACGTAGGTCGCCTTGAATAGTTCGTAAGCCTCGACCAATTCGTTGCGTCCACCCAATTGGCCCTCGGTTTTCACCCCAAATAATTGTGGATTTGTTACACGGTGGGCGATAAAGATTTCTTGCTGAATGGCTTTGTTCAGTATCTCGAACTGCTTGTCCATGTCGCTTGGAGTTAATGGCTCCAGCGTAGGGGCTTTGGCTGCATCGTCGTTGAAGGTTACAACAAAGCGACCAGCGTTGTCCGTACCGCTGAACTTGCGTTTAATCTGCCTCTCGATGTCGCCCTGTTCTTCGGGGGTCGGGATCCCGTTGTTGAAGTTAATCAAGTATCCCCCCCAAAAGTTGTTGCGAAGGTTGTTGTTGTGGAAGTTGGCGACCTGTACGTCTGCCTCAATCCAAGCATTGCCACCGATGTATTCCGGCAAAGGATAGTGCTTCACGCCTGCTGCGTAGACCCTGTAATAAAACAACTGCTTTCCGAGGCGATTCTCCGGGTCGAATGCAGGAATCTTCTCGATGTCCCCTATTTTGGGAAACAACTGCATCATGTCGTCGTTGTACCAGTCAGCAACTTGAAACATCTTCTCCTCTTTGTCCACCCTGATTTTCTCGAACGGGACGTGTTCCATCTTGGCAA